TGTAGACGTTTAGGTCCATGTTGAAGATAGTCTGCGATTGCATATTGTGCGCGGGTAGGGGAGGGCAGATCAAGCTGCTGCCACAGTGCTTGTAGGAACAGCTTGAAATCATTCTGCAACGCCAGGACGACGTTGGTCATTTACTTCATCTTGGTGTTGTAGCGTTTACCACGCCACGTGAATTCTTTTTTACCAGCACGACGTGCAGCGGCAAAAGCCTGATCAAAGTTAGAAGCGATAGCTTTACGTCCAGCTTCTTTTTCTTTTGCTTTGTAGTCTTTGCCCATGCTGGACATACCACGACGTGCAGGAGCTGGTTTAGCAGGACCTTGTACGCCAAGACGTGACATACGAGACTGACCAGTCTTACCAGCAGTTTGTGCAAGTTTGCCAGCAAGTTCTAGACCAACCATTTGTGCTGCTGCTTTGAGGTTAGAAACGTTTTTGGCGCTAACCTTGCCAGGAGTCTTAGGAGTTTTAGGCATTGGCGGGCCACTCTTAGGCGTACCTGCGGTGCCGTATTTGTTTTTTGGGATACGACGTCCAGTGTCACCACCAATAGCTGTAGGTGTGCGACGGCTAGGACCTTGTACGGGAGGATTAGCGGGACCTTGTGCACCACGAGGAGCACCAGTAGCAGTGCGAGTCACACCACGACCACGGGTAACTCGATCTTTAGAACCAGTGTCACGTGCAACACGTGCAGCGGTTTGACGTTGTGTGCGGCCGCGGCCATCATTGCGAACCGGAGTCTTTGCGGTTTGACGACCGCGACGATTGTAAGTACGTTTAGCCATTACTTTTTCCTAATAAATCTGCCGTCTTTGTAAATCATTACTGGTCCGAAGGGGCGTTTGTACATGTCACCTTCTTTGGGGTTGGCGGGGGGACGTGATGCAATACCACCGTACGGAGCTTTGAATGCTTCTTTACGTTCACGCCGTGCCCTTGACGCTGCTGCCTCCTGCAAGTTGCGGTTGACAGAACGTACACGAGGATCTTCTGTCTTGCGTTTTGCACCGGAACGACCACCGCCACTAGACCTTGACTTAGTAACGCTTGGTCCAGGATCACCGACCTTACGGAACTTGCCTTTGATGCCAGAACCGGTTGCTTCAGGTTTTACTGACTCTTTAACAGCAGCAGGCTTGGGAGTAGTTTTTGGCTTTCTAGTGTTTGTGCTAGAGCCAGTAGCTGCAGGTGTCTTAGGCTCTACAGGTTTAGGTGTTTTGACTGTTGTTGTTGTTTTAGAAGTCAAAGACCTTTTCTCTGCAGCTTGACGCCGCTGCACCATAGGATCAGTAAGTTTGCCAATCCGTGATGTGGAAGGAGTTGACGGTCCTAGCTTTTTCTTTTTAGATTGCGATTTGCGGTACTTTTGCATTGCCGCAGCAAACTTCATCGGAGCCCGTGGCCCGTGCTCTCGCCTAAATTCTTTGCGATCAGGTTTTTTCATCAGTTAATGTGAGATAGAATCAGAGTTTCTCTTAGTTTGTTGATTCCAAATGTTTGTCTCATCAAAGACAACCAATTGCTACTTCCTTTTGCCTGATTACACTTTTTGCAACTAGGTACGAGATTGCTTGTAATATCTTCACCACCAAAGGTTCTAGGGTGAACATGATCCAAAGTAAGTTCGTGTAATTCATAAGTTTCTCCACAGTAAACACATGTGCATCCAAAGTGTTCTTTGATGCTGCGCCTCCAAAGGCGCTTGGCTTCAGAGGACGTCATGGTTATTAGATTTTGTAAGTAGTGGTCAGGCGTTGGAAGTAAAGGGGTCATGCGTAGCGTTGCTTCATTCTTGGACGACGGCGGTTGGCAGATGCTGTCTCTGTCTTACCTTTGCCAGGCCCAGTATGTGAGGCATCTTTACCGTCTCCGTTACCGTATGTGCCAAGTTTGCGGTTAAGCTTGTTAGCAGCAGTGCGGATCATGAGTCCCTTTTTAGTTTTGTTGTAGTCACCTTGCTGTTTTAGGCGGCGTTTGCGTGCAGCAGGGTTTTGCTTGTAGTACGTAGATGTTTTCATCGGCCATATAGCCTAGATTGGACAAGATCAGGGTCAATCTCTGGCATAACTGCTGCCAACTTAGACAATGGGTTGCCTTCCATAGCAACACCGCTAATGTCATTAGTTTTAAGCCAGTCACAGGCAGCTTTTAGGTCTTGCGTCGTCGCTTCACCGGACTTAATCCGGCTGAGAAACTCTTTAGTGACTAAGTTATGGAGTTCGTTAAACTGATCTTCGGTGGCTTTCTTTTTGTTAGCCATTCTTCATTACAATTTTGTCGATTTTAGTTTCGATACGGATCATGTGATCCTCTATCTTTTGAATGGCTGCTGTGAATTCTTCCTTTGGCACGTATCCAGTGGCAATACGTAGTTCAAAGGTGTCAATCCGTCGATCTAAGTCTGACATTCTGCTATGTATGCGGTTTGTCAGAGCAGCACCGGCTGCAATTATTGCAACAGCAGCCGATACAGCCGCTTCAATCATTTTTTTGTAAGGATACAATAGGTACAACGTCGTGACAAAGAACTTCGACACGACTGCCGGGTCTAAAAGTAAACCCTTTTCTCATAATTTCTGTACACTTTAGTGCACGTACCAGTTCATAATCAAGCCTAAGTTTTTGTTCATGCCTCCGTGCAATGCTTTTACACAGTTCAATCATGCTGCCATCTAAGGGGATAGCAAAATTGATCTGCATACCAAAGTTGTTACTCCGCACATATCCTGTATAGTCATGCGGAATAGTATCGTTGCCCATATAGAATGGACTCAACTGCATAGTGGCCCCATTGCAGCTCACATTCTGGGCAAAATACTGTCGTGAAGGTGCACCATTGTTTTGAAATTGCACCGCCTGATTAGTAACATTGCCAGTTGCCGCGGCCACGGGGTTAGAACTATTTTGTACTGTAGGATCTTCTGCTGCAAGTGCAGGACTTACTGAGAGAAGACCGACAGCGAGGTAGTGGTAGAGGTTGATTCGATTAGTTCTTCGATGACGATGTTCTCCACTACGCCTGCTGACCGGCTTACAACCTCCAGTTGGAACTGATCGCCCGCTGTGTGTACGGAATAAGTTGTCGATGAATCCAAGATGTCGCCACTTGGCGTTACATTTGTGCCAGACCATGAGTCATAGTCACCACCATAGATGTTTGTCGTAATAGTACGATCAATGTCAACAGTGGTAGTCGTGGTGGATTGCATACTACCCTGGGTGAAGTTTGGAGTAATTGTGTTAGCGGCGGCTGGGCTAGCTAACATCAACAGCAGAATAAGACGTTTCATTCTTCTTTCTTTTTAGGGTCGGGTTTACTAGAAGCAGCTTTGCTGTTAGATGTTGTCAGGCCAAACGTAGCTAACGCCCCAGTAAAGACCGAGGCCACGAATGTTATGTCGCCTCCACTCTGACCTTTTTTGATCATCGGGAGGTCTACATAGTTAAGAGTGATAATAAAACCACTCCATACCACAACACCTAAACGTACAAAAGTGCCGAGGATTTGTATCTCATCCTCAGTGTTCTCTTTGACTTTGGCTAAGAATCCTTTGGACTCTTCTTTTTTGTTATCTTGTTCCATGCTTGTTTAAAAACTGGTTTAAGTACCATAACGATGTACTTGAACAAAGATGTTGCAGTAAGGGTGGCGGCGACACTAATAAATGCCGTCGTTGCTGCAGTTGTCATGATAGTAGTAGAAGGCATAGGAACTTCTATATCCGTAAACGGAATCTCTACTATCTGTGCTTCGGGTGGTGTGGGTGGTTTAGTTGTTTTAGGTTTAGACGAAGGAGGTTCGTCCTTTAGTTCTATAGGTTTGACCCCTGGTGGCGGTCTAAGGGTGTTAGGAGGCGCTACAAGTGGCTTGTAACTTGGCAAAGTACCACGGGGCACCTCTAACACCGTCGGAGGCATTGCAGGGGCTTCTGGAATGATTAGGCTAGGGAAGCTTGGTGGATCTGCCCAGTCCATTACTCTTTAGGAAATAGACCGTTCTTGATAAATTCGACAGCAGCGTCATCAACAGTGTTGTCGGTAGATTCAGACAGCTTCATCAGCATGTCCACAATCAACTTTTTAACTTGTTCAGATTGCAAAAATGCAAACAGGATTGGGCGAATAAGAGTGATCATTCTTCAGAAGGGGTAGGTTCGGGAGTGGGTTCAGGGGTAGGCTCAGGCGTGGGCTCAGGCGTAGGTTCTGGAGTTGGCCCTTCTGGAATCGTTTCGGGTTCGGGCTCAGGAAGAGCTTCCCAACGGCTGTATTCAGAACCAGTCACGTACTCAGCAAGAGCTGCAACGTCTGCACAGGCAGCAATAGCAGTCTCCTTTTCGTTGCTCAGGGTGCGGATCTCACCGCGACGGGAGAGCACCTCAGCAGGGACAGCAGCACTGTTCTCTGCCTGACGAACGACATACCAGTCGGTCTGGCTAAGCATGGAGCCTGCTGTTTCTTTGACCTTTGCAGTCCAGGTTTCCTTGAGTTGATCAAGATCCTTGGGGTTGTCTACACCCCACCAGAAACGTTGATCCCAAGACGCCACGGGGGCGTCCGGGACTTCAACGATTCCAATGGATTGTTTCTCTTCCAAAGACGCAAGCGACAGCCA